TACGTGATGGGCGGCGATTTGATGTCTTGTATAATGATCGTATAGTGGGAAGTCATCGTCTGGATTCTTTTCCAAATGTTGGCATTCAGAATCAGTTTCAAGTGGGCTCGGATCCTCGAACCCCTACTGCCCCTCCACGATTCCTCGGCCAAGCAATTCACTTGTTTGCCATAAACAATCGTATGTCTCCTGCTGATCTTGCTATTCTGAGAGCGAAATATGTGGATACAACGGGGGCGCCTCCAGATCCTTTACCCTTCCCTTTTCCTCTTGAATTGCCTAGCTTACAGACCCTGTGTATTCCCGGTGTTCCCTGTAAGCCTGTTAATAAGCCACCTTGTAATCGTTTACAGGCCTGGAGCAGCCCATATGCCTAGATGACGGGTACTATTTTAAATATTGGCTTATGACAGAATTATGGCGGATGCTCCTTCATCAGTTATACAGATAATTATTCTAATACTAGGGCTAATAGGCTTATATTATTTATATAAGTATCTCTTTTCACCTAGTCAGGGCTCTGCCGTTATTATTCAGGGCAAGCAAAATGCTACCAATTATGGTCCCAAGAAAATAGACACAAATTTGATCCCGCCCATTTATATGGGTGGTGAATTCTCTGTTTCAACATGGATCAATGTGAATAATTGGGGTATTCGATCTGGTGCGAACAAATCCATTCTTCGCATCGGTGGAAACAATTTTGATACAATTCGTATCTATTTGGGTGCTGTTGCCGCCCAGCTTATGATTCGATTTGATACGAAACAGGGATCCTCCTCTACGGCATCAAAGGAACGTTTGGCTATTACAGATAATGTTCTGTCCCAGCCGGCCACAAGTATGATGCCCGAGACCTATTCGTCTCTGACCGGCAATGGTGCGGCCGCCTCAAATGCATGTGATATTCTCCAGATTGATATGCAGCGATGGGTTCACTTAGTGGTGGCTGTGAATGGTATGACATCGGATGTCTATCTGGATGGAAAACTGGCTCGTAGTTGCATCTTGGATAACTATTACAATGTAGACCAAAATTACTCTGTGAATATTTTGGACGATGGTAAGGGGGGCGCGGGAGGCTTTGGTGGTGCCATCTCTACGACAAAGATTTACGGACAGGCGTTGGGTCCCGATGCGGTCTATCAGGACTATATGGCTGGACCTGAGCCTGTTACAAATTTCTTGGAGTATGTTGTATCTTTCTTTCAGCCATCCGCTGCCTATTAATTACAATAGGATAGTTACGATCTAAAAATTTATTAATAATGGTATTTTCATTATTAATAAATTACGCTATAATCTAATAGAGTGAGATGAACAGTGCCTCGGCATCATTAGGCTTTGGATCCTCGTCCAACTATATTACAGAAATCATCACAGGATTGGTTGCTACGCTAGTTCTATATGTTGTTCTTGGTTCTATGGAACTTCTTTCGAACTATATGAATCGTTTGGAAGCAAATCGGGTTGAACTGTTGCCCGATACATATTCCATGGAATCAAGAATGATACAGATTCCCCAGAATCCAAATCTCGCCACGGCGAAAACGGCGATGCTTTCGAGCAATGAAAGCACGGGCATTGAATTTAGCTACAGCTTCTTTCTGAAGGTTCCTCAACAGGCGTTTGATAATACGGCGGGTCTCCGCCATATCTTTCATAAGGGAAGCCCCAGTCAGTTCCCCCTTCTCGGTCCCGGTGTCTACATGCATAATAATATCAATACGCTCCGCATCTACATGAATACATATGATACATGGAATAATTATGTGGAGGTTCCGAACTTTCCCATTGGCAAATGGTGCCATGTGGTGATTGTGTGTCGTTCCATGCATTTGGAGATTTATGTGAATGGCAATATAGCTAGTCGCCTGGGATTTAATATTGCTCCCCCCTATCAAAACTACGGAGATATCTATGCGTTCTCGAATCAGAAGCCTAAGTCTCCTCCATCGACACTCGCAAGCTTAAATGGTGACACGACCTTTGTTATACAGGGGACTTGTAAGGGTCAATTGAGTCGTTTGCTTTATTTTAACTATGCATTGAGCTATTCTGAGATTAATACACTGATGAACCAGGGCCCTAGTTCTAAGATGGATTCGATGGATGATACGAAATCAACTACCTATTTGACGGATAATTGGTGGACGGCGGATTTCACCCAATAGCACTTTAAATGGCTTCGCCATTTAAAGTGCCCAAATATGCTTTAATTGGCAGAAACGATTAAAGCATCTTTGAGTGATTTGAGCGCAGATTAGTTTTTTAATTTATTTATACCAAAGGGCTATTCGCCCGTTGGTATAAAGAATATAATACCATAAGACAATTAGCGATGCCAGGAGGAGGACTCTATGTACTTGTGGCCTACGGAGCACAGAACGTGCTCCTTAGCGGTAACCCCGACTTCACCTACTTCTACAAAAACTACAAAAAATACACACACTTCTCCGAGGAGTCTGTGACACAGCCCATGGATGGCACTCAAGAACTCTCTATCGACCAGCCCATCCAAGTCCGTCTCAAGGTTCAGCGTGTAGCCGATCTTGTCCGTGACATGTATCTTGTAGTCAATCTGCCAGATATCTTCTGTAAGTGGCTCAATCTCAATGATCCTGCTGTCGCGCGTGGCTCCCAGTTAAATTTCAATTGGACTCGCTACATCGGCTGTCAGCTCATTCGACAAATCGGATTTTATATCGGCGGTCAGAAAATCCAGGAGTTCGACGGAACCTACATGATCGCGAAGGCCCAAGCAGATCTTAGAAATACAGACCTCCAGAAGTGGCGGCGGCTCATCGGTGATGTCCCCGAACTCTATGATCCCGCTGCTGGCATCTATGCCGGCGGCAGTGCCTCCGCCGGCTATCCCCTGGTCTATCCCGATGTATCAGGAGGGAACATCAATCGCCCCTCCATTTTCGGCCAGGAACTCATGATTCCCCTGCCCTTCTGGTTCACCGAAGCAACCTTCAATGCGCTCCCCCTCCTCTCCCTCCAATACCAAGAGTGCGAGGTCCAGATCACCTTCAACCCTATCAATCAACTCTATCAGGTTCTCGATGCAAACGGACAGGTGGTTGCTCCCGGCTTTATTCAACAGCCCCCTCTGGTAACAGAGCCCACGAATCCCTCCTATATTCAGTCCAATTCGCCCTTTGATGGAATCGGCAACTTCCTGACGGACTGGACGGTGGCACCGCCCCTTATTCCAACATGGCAGCTCAATCCACGCATCCAGTCCACCTACATCTATTTGACAGACGAGGAGCGCCAGCATTTTGCCGCAACGCCCCTTCCATATGTGGTTCGCCAAGTCACCCCCCATGTCTTTAATGGGCTCCTGGGCCGCCAACTGGTCGAACTGAGAACACACAATCCCATCAATCGTCTCTTTATTATTCCGAGTCGCTCCGACTCGCTCATGTTCCGCAATGATGTGGCGAACTGGACGAACTGGCCTCTCGCCAATAAAACCCCCTATATTCCACCGGCAACTCAGTATCCGCCCTTTGTTGTGACAGCGGAGGCCACCGGTCGTCTTATCCAAGTGGCAGGTCAGCGCCCCATTCTTCGAACGCTACGGCTCCTGGGCGATGGCAATGAGCTCCAGGAGGAGAAGCCCATCCAGTATTATACGGACGTGGTAGCCTGGAAGTATCTCGATGGTCGCCCAGATCCCAATCTCATCGTGTATCCCTTTGGACTTCATACACCAGGGACCCAGCCCGACGGATCACTCAATTCGAGTCGTGTGCGCCTTCTCCAGGCAGATCTCAACCCCTATCCGTTACTAGCAACTACCTATTACTCCTATAATTTTACAATATATGTTGAAAATATCAATTGGGTCACTATCAGTTCTGGTTTGGGCGGATTGAAGTACGCACTGTAAATTGTAGACAATTAACTTTGAAACGAAACCATAGAGAAATGGATACGGTCGCCCCTATCCTACAAACAGGGATCGATTACGTCAAGCGATTAAATCCGATAAATTCCTCTCTTCTGAGATCGGTGCCAGGTGTTTCCTATATTTTGGGACCAGAAGAGGCATTTGATGATACAAGTGGAAATGATACAAGTGGAAATGATGGTAGCGGTAATATATTGGGTAATCTATCAGTTGATACTAGCACTGCTGCTGCTATTCCAAGTGGATCTGTTATTGACTTGATAAATATAGTAATTGCTGATCCTAGCACAACAAATATTCTGAATCTGGTATTCTCCCTATTATATTACGCAATGATTCTCCTATTAGGTAGTTTTATTGCAAATGATCTTATCTTCGCGCATTGGACGGTCCGTCTCTTTTCCTTTTCATTTTTCATGTTCTTAGCAATAAACACTGGGATTGCTGTGGTTCCTGTCGCGGCCTATTATATAATATCGGCATTATACTATTCCTATTTGAATTTCCGAGATACTCCTGCGATTAAACATCCCCTAATACCCCCCCACTATGCTATGCTTCCCCTCATGGTAAGTCGTGGAAATCGCTTTGATTTTCTAAATCCATTCTGCTATTTCAAGCGAGGGGATGATATGAAGGATCCTGTCTACTACTTTTATAAACGTGATGAATTGACACATAAGGCATTCTTAGATTCTCTTATTCCAAATCTGCAAATTCTAAAACAACACGCATCCTATAAGTTCTCGGAACTTAGTGAAAAATTCAATACCTTTTATAAGGGATTGAACGAACCCTTCTTGAAAACGGGACTAGAAAAGGATGATAAGAAGAAGAAAGATGCAGCGACGGAAACAGCCAATATAGAACAGCAACTCATGGGGGCTATTTCAAAGACAACTGGAACTAGAACAAAGGCATATATTCAGTCGATTGGCAAAGGACCTACAGGACCTGTAGAAACACCAGGGATCGTCGCAAATGTTGTGAGCGCCGCCAAGTTGGCGATTGCCAGTATTAGTCCCACGGGTCCAACGGGCACCATAGGGAGTCCTAGCCCAGTAGTAGAAGGAACAGGGGCCTCTGTCTAATAACTTAAACAACCCTATCCGTATTTATAGTAGAGAATGAAGCCCTTTGTATCCGTTCTTACTCCCACCTATAATCGCCGCACATTCATTCCTGCTGCGATCCAGATGTATAAGGCACAGACTTATCCTAAGGATCGCATGGAGTGGATTATCATCGATGATGGCACGGATAAGGTTGGCGATCTCTTTGCAGAGGCCTCTAAGACCATTCCCAATATCAAATATACGGCGATCACCGAGAAGCTACTGATCGGACAGAAGCGCAATATGCTGAATGACAATGCCAAGGGAGATATTATGGTTGCCATGGACGATGATGACTATTATCCCCCTGAGCGTGTGGCGCACATTGTAACACGCTTTGCCGCCCAGCCTCATATCCAACTCGCAGGCTCTTCTGAAATGTATCTGTATTTCCGCACGGATGGCAAGATTATTAAGGCCGGCCCCTATAATCCGAACCATTGTACGAATGGAACCATGGCCTATCGTCGTGCCTATATGTTGACGCATCGCTACGATGAGAAGCAGACGCATGCGGAGGAAAAGTCATTCTTGGATGACTACAAGAATCCCATGATTCAGCTCGACCCCTTCAAGTCCATTCTGGTTATGTGCCATTCAGACAATACCTTTGACAAGACAAATCTGCGTGATGCGAATAATCCCATGTTAAAAGACACCTCCATGTCGCTCAAGACCTTTATCAAGGAAAAGGGGATGCGCGATTTCTTCGCGAATTGCTAGGTCTAATTGGCCTAAAGAAATTATCGCCTTAACGAATATGGAGGATTCTCTCTCGCACATTGAATATGTATTACAAAACGCAATTAAATATGAGGATGAACGACATTCTGATATTAATAGATCGCACCTTAGAACCAAGCTCTATCCCCACCAAGTGCGGATGGTTGCCGCCATGCAGCAACATAAATTCAAAATGACAAACGGCTTTCTTCATGAGGGCGAATTTATAACAGGGGCTCTTGGGATCATCGCAGATCCCCCAGGGACAGGCAAGACCCTCTCTGTTCTCGCATACTTAGGACTTAAAGAGAGTCCGGCCAAACCCACCTTCGGTCTCCTCAATACGACCTCAAACCGATACTTTGCGTCGCATGAAGGCGTCATGGTCCAGGATATCTCCACCATAAATGTTGTCATTGTCCCCCCTAGCCTTCTTCAACAATGGGAACAGGAGATCAAAATGCACACACATCTCAATGCCTTTATAGTATCGAATC